ATATAACCAGCAACAGGGCTGGACAGCAGACTAGGTACTTGGCTAGCAAGTCCCACCAACCCAAACGGGCCACCCAACATTCCTAGCGCAGTAGGGCCGTACTTTGACATCATGCTTTGGATGCCCAGCATGCGGTCTTCACGTTCAGCAGGAGTCTCTTTATCAAGAAAATCGGTGGTGTACGGGGTTGACGGTGGGTTTTCGCTTCCGTAGCTTCCGTAGCTGCCATACCCACTACCGCCCGTACCAGTACCTTTTGCGTCGCCTTCTAAGCCATACCGTTTTTTAGCTTCGGCAACGCTGATGCCCAACGCTCTGGCCACTTGCTCTATGCTGATGTTGTTAGTTTTTAACCAATTTGCGTAGGAGGCGTTATCTGTTGCCGAGCCGCCACTAGCTAATTTAAGTATGCCTCCGGTAGCCTTAGTTGTGCCAGTCAGTGCATCCGCAACTTCTCTGTCAGATTTACCGACAACTCTTTTGCCCTCGGGTGTGTACGATATAGGCACGTAGTCAGGATTAGTTTTGTATTTTCTAGTAACGGGGTCAAACAAAACTTTCTTGGCAGCAATATTTGGAGGCACGCCCAAAACTGATTCGGCATAGGGCTTCATTACCTCGCCCGTAGATGTATACGGTGTAGCCGAGTACTCTGATTTGCCCAGCAAGTAGTCATAGGCTTGCTTAGAACCACCAGTCTGCTTGTTGTATAGCTGGTTGAACTCTTCCATTGTTTTTGGAGCTTTGGATGTGTAGCCCAAGCTGCCGCCACCATCAGTGTAGGCGTTCCTGACTTGCTCCATACCCGAAAAACCACCGTACGGACGACCCGGAATATTTGGCGTGACAGTAGTTGAACCATCCGCATTGCGTGTTATATCGCCGGGATTGGTAGCATTGCCGTACGGGTTCGTTGTACCAACAGGGGCGTTAGTTTTAGGCGTAGTAGCTGCTCTGATGCTGCTGAAATCAAACCCAGCTTTAGTGCCGGGAGCCCGCAACTGAGAAGCACCGACTAAGTTTTTAGTGAAGTCAATGTCTGAAGCCGCAAGTTGGGCAATAGTTTTACCTGTTTGCCGCAGAACATCGGCGTCAGTCAAGCCCCGTGCAGCCAAGGAAGCTGTAGCGTCTTTAATCTTCTGGGTAGTCGTAGCAGCCGCATCGGCCTTAGCGTAATCTATGAACTGACCGTACAGGTTCTTAGCGTCCGGAGCCGTCTTCATGGCGTTGAACGCGTCTTTGTACCATGTCTGCTCTTTATCAGCCGCAGTAGGCTCGCGCCCAAGTGTATTGCGCACCCACTCATCGACAATATTAACTTGATCCGTAGACCTGTAGCCGGTGTACGGTGTGGTAGCCTGTTCAAAAGTAGCGTTCTTAATCTGGTCGGCAGTAACCAACTCAGTGTTTTCACGTGCGCTTGCCAAGAACTCGTTGTATACGGTCGAAGGCGACTCTCCGGCGTTAATCCGAGTAGTCCAGTACTGCAAGCCACCCGGATCTGGATCACGGCCCAACACATTGCGGTACATGTCGGCTACTTGCTGCTCTGGTCTAGCAGCTTGCGTAAATGCAGCGCGTTCTGCATCGTCTACCGTATCGCCAAACTGCTGTGACCAAAACGCTAAACCACCCGCATCAGGGGCACGGCCAAGGATGCTCCGGTACAGTTCTTCAACACCCGCGTTTGTTGTGGCAGCGCCAGCGGTTGAGGCCGCTGCGGACATTGGCTGCTGTACAGCAGTTGAGTCGTTAAACTTACGGGGATCAATGCGACGATCATCCGCCTCACCAATTCCATCTTCGCCCATGCTGTAGGGGAGTGGCGTATTAAACTTGCCCCCCGTCTTAGGAGGTGGGTTGCCACCGCCCATAACAGGCATAGTGAGATCACCGTTTTGATAGCCGGTATTAGAAGCAGGCTCGCTCTGCCATTGGTTATCTTTGAAGACGTACCTAGAGCCATCCGGTTGTTCGTACACACCCCCACCTTGACCGCCCATCTCAAAGGACGGCGCGTTTCCTTGGCCACCCAGAGGGTTGCCACCGTCCATAACAGGCATAGGCGTAAAACCCCCCGGCATGCCAGAAGGTTGCCTTGTGGGATAACCCACTAAGTTAGGCGCAAGGGCTTGTTGTTCCGCAGGGGTACGGTTGGCTAGTTCTACGTTTGCTGACTGCGTAAAAGCGTTAACTTCACTAGGGTCGATGGTGTCCCCAAACTGCTGTTTCCAAAACTCCGCACCACCGGCATCGGAAGGGCGACCGAGGATGTTCGTGTACAGGTCTTCAACGCTGTTAAAAGTGGGAGGGGCTGGGGGTACGCCACCATCAGCCATACGAACAACAGGCTCGCTACCCTGCGCAAAGTTGAACTCGCCGGGGTTGTAGCCACCGTTGTTCATGCCCATCAAGCCGCCACCGGCTGCTGTTTCTTCCTCTGCTGCTGCTTTCCTAGGCACTTGATAGTTACCTGTAGACGCATAACGCTGGCCGTACGGGTCGTATGAATACGTGCGCATCTGGGCGGGAGTTGTTGTCGTCGGCATATTGGACTTAACTGCTTGGTCTGCAAGAACAGGGCTAAGCGCAGAAAATCCGTACTTCAAATTGTCTTTAGCAAAGCTACCAAAAGCTCCGGGGCTTTCTGTAACTGCTTTTGCGCCTGCACCAAGTCTGTCGGCAAAAGGCGAAGCAAGTGCATTCTTTTGCGATTCCAAAGCCAGTTTAGAAGCTGCTTCGCCGTACTCGGGAGTACCTGCTACAAAGCCATCAGCAGTTAAAGTTTTAGCGTAATCACCTAGACCCGCAGTAGTCAGTTCATTTGTACCTGCGCCAAGCAAACTTTCACCTATACCAGCACCGCCGTAAGCGCCAAGACCCGCGCTAATACCTTTACCCAAATCACCTGTACGTGCTGTTTCAACTGCACCAACACCCAAGCCAACCATAGTTGGGTCGAGTCCAAAATATGAAGCACCAAAGCCAATAATTGCTGGGAGCAGCTTGTCTAAGAAGCCAGCTTCAGGAAGACCCGTCTCAGGATTGATAGTTAGTGAGCCGCCATTTTTCATGGCCAAAGCTTGCAGCCCCTGCACTTCACGTGGGGACATGTGGATGAGCATCGAGTCAGGGCCGCGACCCTTGGATGCCATGTGATTGGCTAGTACTGCAAGGCTCATATCTGCCTCTCAAAATGGGGGTTGCTGAATAATATCATGTTGACGTCTTTATGCGAAGCATTTGGCTTGTTGCCTGCACCCCATCTTGCGTGTCTCTGTAGACATCACCAAGCCTTAAAGTAGGCAAGTCCGCCTCAGTCGGCAGTGTTTCAAGGTTCAAATTCAATGTTGACCCGCCCATATCACCGGGATTAGACAACTGATTGAAGTACAAGCGCAAGACATTGTTGAACTGGTCAAAGTAACGTCTATCGTACTCGTCAGGGGGCAGCGGCAGGCTTGGAGAGGTTGCGTTTAGTTCAGCCATTAGCGTCTGCCGTCAGGTCTTATGTCAATTCGTGGTGCGCCCAACTGCCACGCTGTATTAACTTGGTTGGAGCTAATCTTAAATATCATCTGGCGACCACGCATACGGGTGAATATCTGCCCTGTAAACTGCTCTGTAATGACGTACGTACTACCCTTTACAACAGTGCCGTTAGCACTGCTTGTGGTTCCAGAGCCGGAATTAGCCAGACCATATAGCGTCATGGTTACTTGTGGGGCAACGGCTGCGGGGCTGTTTGTGGAGTTTTCAAAAGTCAGATCAGGTAGGACGCGCCACACAAAACCAAAGTTATGGCCGTCACCAATATCAAACTCAGACGAGCTAATGTAGGCGTCAATTGCAACAGCGGTGCCGGTCGTATTGTCGTTCAACCCTGTTTCATGGTTAATTAAGTTGCCCGTAATTGCAGTACTGTTGTACTTAGCAGCAATAGGGACGGCCTGCAAACCAGAGTCAAGCCACGCTGTTCGCTCCATCGTGCCGTAGTACCAGACTTTTTCAAGGTAGTTATAGATAACGTACCTATCTACCGTAGTGCTACTACCCGAGCAATAGAACCACCAGACCTCATTGAAGCCCTCGTTTGTTCCGGCAAACACTTGCAGTGATTGATCTTGATTTAAGTCTTGGAATACGTAGCGGCGCAGGTCACAGTTTAGTGTGTTTACACGACCATCGTAGACGTAGAACTTGTCCACGCCCATCCAGTACACAACGCCCGAGGCAATCACAGCCGAGTTAGG